TTTTTAGGCATACCTGGTGCTTTTTTAAATCCTTGCTTTTCAGCTGTTTGGGTTGCTTTATTTTTCTTTTGTCCTTTAGGAGCAACCCAATTTGGAGTTGTTACAGGACCAGCACCAACACCTATATCACCAGTAGCTGATTCTTCATCTATTGCTTTTTTAATATTTTTTATTTCTTCTCTTATAAATTCTTTGATGTAGCCCATTATTTAATATTTTTTAACTCGTTTATCAATTGACAATATTGTAAAAGTGATATAACGTTTTCATCTTTAACATTTTGATTCTTTTCAATAGGAATAATCAAATTAACTACTTCATTTAACTTAATTTGTGTAGTTTTATCTACTACTTTGCTTATTAATCCTGATAATTCAGCACGAACTTCTACATATTTTTTGTTAATAAATTCTTTTAATTCAACTGTATTAGAAATGTTATTAATAAATTCTTTTAATATTGTTTTTTGTCTGCTGTCTAAAGTAGAATACTTTTTATTAAATTTTTCTAATAATACACGGTAAGCTAATAAACGAGTACCTTTATCCATTTGAGCGTATTCTTCTAATATACGATCTTTTAATTCATCCTTATTAACTTCTTTACGAGTAATATGCTCTAATAAAGTTATCTTATTATTAATAATTAATTGAGGTGATATAAATGTAGATGAACTATGCGCTTCAATTAAATTATATACAGCAGCATATTGAGTATAATTAGTGATTTTAGCTTTAAAAAAATCTTCTAAATTATAATTATCACGAATTTCTTTAATTAAATTATATTTTTCTTTACGTAACATTGATTTATTTAAACGTAAAGAGGCATCTAATGTAGAATTAATAAAAATCTCAGCTTTACTCTCATTAATTGATTTAGGAGTAACCAAAATTTGGTATAATTTGTGTTCTTTAGCTAATTCAGTTTTATTAAAATATTTTTTAATAATATTAATAGCTGCTGAATCTTTACCAGATACAGTATCACTAGCTATTTGACGAACTAACAATTCAAATAATATACCGGTATTTTTAAATTTACTGTGTGTTATTTTGTTCATATCTATGGTGTACCTTGTATAAATATACAATAGTTATATATCCTTAATATTTTCTTCTGATAGCAAATCAGGTTTAGATTCTGGCTTAAAGATTATATCTTTTTTTAGTGTTTCAAATAGATTTTTATTGCGTTGAACTTCGATTAATGCTAAAGGAGAACCACCTTTTGGTGTTCCTGATTCTTCAGGTTTATTCGCAGTATATAATGTTTCTCTTTCTTTTTTACCTATTCTATCTTTACCTAATGGATCTCTTTGTGTACCAATAATAGATACTTTTTCTTTAGGACGTCCTATAGGAGATTTTTCATCATATCCACCTGGTACATTTTGTTGAGCTTCCATTCCTGTTCTACCACGACCATATAATGCTGCTAAATCGTGTGGTGTTCCATAAGATTTACCTGATTTTGCTGGATCATTACCTTCGTTTTCGATTTGGCCTAAACGGAATAAACGTTTTTTATCTTCAATTACTAAATCACGTAAATCATCGTATTGATCTTCAGAAAATTTAAATATGTTATCATAAATCCAATCAGATGATATTAAGTTAGTGTCTAATAAATCTTTAGATAATGCCACTTTTTCTTTCCATAACGCTATTTTTTCTTGTTCGTATATAGTTGATGGATTAGTTAATGATAATTCGAAATTAGCTAACGATTCTCCATCGTATCCTTGCACGTATAAATGCACAAGCGCCATCTTATATAATTCTGATAAGACAATGCGTTGTATGCGCTCTACTGTGCGAGCAAATCGAATATCTTCGGCAGCTAACGTCGCTTTACCTGTTAAATCTTTTTCAAATCCAAAAAACGCTTTAGGTACCTTAAGAGCGGCTAATAATTCATCACGTAAAAACGCTACGTCTTCTATCGCGTTATATTCTAAACCTTTTAAAGTATCAATTTTAGTATTTGATGAAGCTCCACGTTGAGGAATATAAAAATCTTCCATGATATTCATCATGTTGTATTTCAAATTATATTCACCTGTATTTTGGTCAATATATGGAGTTTTTTTCATTTTTTGTTTTAACTTTTCCATATACCCATCAACTTCAGCTGGAGGTAAGTTACCGATATCTACGTAGAAAATACGTTTTTCTGGGGCGCGGGTAATACGATGTAATAACATCGCATCCTTCATTAAAATATATTGTTTGTATGTTTTACGTGCTGGTTCAATAAATGATCTACCATATGGGAGATAATTTGCATCTGTTAATAAACGGAAATGTGCAATTTCGTAATTTTCAAATTTAATTTTACCATCTCTATCTTGAACACGACTATTCATACCACCAGCCGCAATAACCATAGGATCTATCTTAAAACAAACGTAAGATGGGTTTTGAGGATCCATACCTTCTTCACGAACCATGTCATAAACTGACATAGGTGTTACGTTGTATATACCAAATTTTTCAGCAATATCTAAATGTAAATAAAAATCACCATATTTACTCATATTACGTACCCAAGTCCATAAATTAAATTCGATATTTAAAATATCATAAAATAAATTATAAAGAATACGTTGAATATTTTCGTCAGCACTTCTAATTTGAATTACTTCACCAGCTTCGTTTTTAAGAGTAGCTTCGTCAGATAAAATATCAAGAGCAGATGCTATAATAGATTCAGTATCCATAGCTTCGTAATCAGTGTATAACTGGATACGAAGTGTTTGGTAATTCATCGTAGGATTATAAGGCATGTTAGCCCCATATCTATGAAGTTTAGTGAATCTATCTATTAAGGCATTTGTTTTTACGTTTCCAAATGCTTGAATACGATCAACGTCTATTGTTTTTAATTGATCACCACCCACATTTCTGATGATGACATCTGTACTAAATAAACGTCTTAATCGTCCAAATAGTCCAGTGTTGTTTGTTTCTGTTATATTTTCTTCAGCCATTTGCTATGTAATATATTATAAATATGTTATTAGAGAACCCAACTAATATCTTCTACACCCCCTACACCAGTATCAATTTGATATGGATTTTGAAAATTAGATCCCATACCACCTATTCTAGAACTAGCTGTATTTACACTAATTCCTGTAATAGAAGCGCGGGTTAAATCTAAACCTTGTGCACTAAATCGTATTGCTGTGTCTCTTACAAACAATCCTATTCCTAATGCCATTACTAAATCGTCATTATACCCGTTTTGCGCTTGTGCTTTTCCATGTTGCCATATAAAAACACGTAGTTCTTCTAATAATCGTTTTGAGTGAAAAGTTAAAGCTCTTTCTCTAATATACGACTCCATCTTTGAGATAACAAGTGGTCTTGTTTTTGTTGAGTTAGTAAAACCAGGAACTGTTTGGTCACTTTCTATTTTAGCCATCCATTTATCCATATTAATTTCACCGTATGATCTAGGTGAGTAATAAAGATTAGGATATCCTCTTTCTATGATAGTATTAATTACGTCCCAACCTATATTAGCATTTTCTACTACTAGTAATGCGTTATTATATTCACTAGCTACAGAAACTAACATATGGCCGAATTCTCGTGTATTAATCTGTGATTTATATTCGGCTACTTGTTCCATATCTTCAATATCAATAACATGAAATGAAGAGTAGTCACTACCATCACCACGAGCTACGTCAGCACATAATATATATTTTTTAGTATAATCAGGATATTGCCATATCCAAAAATCACCACCCATAAAACGGCGCTCAATAGGATCTTGAATATAAGTTTGCTCATAAAAACCAAGAATGTCAGCTTGTACTACAGTATTTCCTGATCCTAGAAAGTCACAGTCGTATTCTTGAGCAAACTCACGAGGAGACATATTAGATCTTTCACGTTGTTCCCATCCTTCATCTATAGGAGCTACACGATCTGGGTGTAAGTACCAAGGTAATTTGATTGCTTTAAAATCGTTTTTACCTACTTCAGATTCAGTATACATTTTATGGAACCAGTTACCAACACCATTTGGTGATGATAATGCTATAATACCTCCTCCAGTAGCAATTGTAGGTTTAATGCTAGTATATATTTTATCAATACCTTCAATAAAGGCTGCTTCGTCTACTACTAGTAAAGATACTGCATATGATCTACCAGCATCTGAGGCAGCAGACGTAGCAACAATTTGGGAGTTATTTGCTAGTTTAAGTGATAATTTATTATCAGAGATAGGTTTTTGATTACCTTTTAACCACCCTGGCAGATTATTGTACATGAATTGTACTTTTTCAACCATACCTTTGGCAGTTTCTTGCTTAGTAGCGATACATAATACTGTTTTATCTTTATGAAACAACATAGTCCATAAAGAATAACCTGCTACTAGTGTAGATATCCCTAACTGACGAGATTTATTAATAATAGTAAAACGATTTTCTCTTATTTGTTGTAATGTGTCTCCTTGAAACGGATATAGATGAAATAATACACGACCTTTTATAGGATGGGTTATATAACAATATTTACGAAAAAAATGAACTGGATCAGTTGCACATTTTATGTATTCTTGTTTTATTATTTCTTTTATTTGTTGTTGATCAGTCATATTTTATATACAAATTCGTATATAAATATATAAGAATATTTAAGAAATTATTTTTATTTCTATTATCTCTTAAGAGGATATACTACACCACCCTGAACTATATTACCTTTTTCATCTGTAGCTATATTATATGATTTTTGATATTTTTTCCAACCATCAATTATATTATCATTAGCATATTCAATAGCCTCATAAGCATCACTAGTTATATCTATGTCATGAAATTCTGGTCTTTTATAGAAATCTTCTATATATCTTACGTATGCTTTAAAGTCATTTTCATCCATATAATAAGGTAATATATCTTGTAATAAATCTCCTATAGGATCTCTTTTTGCTGGGTTATTTACTCTCATTTTATTAATAATAAAAGTGTTGTTATTATAGCTAATGTTGACGTACCTATTAAATATTTTTTTAGCTTACCATTTTTAGATTTTTCACCTTTATATTCATTATCTAAATTATCATACTTAGCATCTTTAGTTTTGACCAAAGCTTGATATGCTGTATCTTTAGTTTTATATGAATTTATTGTTGTATCTTTAACAAAAATACGCTCATTTAATGTAGTAATGGTACTATCCGCTATTTTTAATTCGTTTTTAGTACCATCACATAATATTAAATCTTTTGCAGCATGAAATAATGTAGTTTTAGGTAAGTTTAATATAGTTCTATCATTTGTTGGGTACCTGTTTGCATAAAATTTAAGTAAACTATCTGTATTGTGTAGATTAGGATCGTCTGCTCTTCTACGAGCTTCTTCTCTAGCTTCGTCTCTTTGTTCAGTTAAATCTTCTACTCTTA